ATCAAAAGCCTTGACACAAAAATACACATCCTCACCCAGAATCTTATCGCCTGGGATTTCATAGAACCAAAAATAAGGTTCATCCATCTTCTTATAAACTTCTGTTTCTACAAGTAATACTCCGCAACCGAGTGCAGATACTTTCTCAATGCCGGTCTTATTCTTAGAATCTACAGCAGTCCATTGACCTTCTTTCTTCTCATGGTCAATAAACAAGTTCTTAGCAGTAGCCTTAACTGGCTCTACCCTTGTGGTTGCATTAACTCCGACTACACCCTTCTTATGGGCAAGTAGCCTGATAATAGTATCTTTAGGAAAGCGCATATCAGCATCTACCCACAATATATGGGTACACTTTGCTTCCAATGCTGCCTTAACTAAGTTGTTTCTTTGGTCAAATATAAGAGTGCCAGAGCTAGTAAATAGCGACAGATCATGCTTAGTCTGCTTTGCTGTGTAGGCTGACATATTGGCCAGATCAAATGCTGTGCCAATCTCCATATGACTTCTTGCTGGGATACAGATACCGATATGCATTAGACTCTGCCTGGTCTGGTTCTAAAATACTGATTAGCAGGATCATTTAACCAAGCCTTCATAGCCTTTTGGTCAATAATATGAAACCCTCTACATATTCCTTTAGCATTAAGTTCTTGAAATAAAACTAAGGGAATAGATGCTACTTTGTTTCTTGGGTCAAATACATCATCTCCCCATCTACTGCGCTGATCCATCTGATTATATTGAGCTTTGTTGTTCTCAATAATAGCGCTGATATCTTCTTTTGTTTCGATGATAAGACCACCCTCTCCATCGGAAGATGCAGTCCTTATTCTGTTGCCTACTATATCTAAAATCTTCTTCAAATTCTGATCCACCTATCAGGAATTAAGTCTTTGGTATTGTAGTCACAAGTGAACCAATCTTTAGGTGCTACAACTGTATCACCATTGGCCAGCCATGCACCCCACCAACTAAAACTACTATTCGCTATTATATGGTTTTTAAAGCAAGAAAGTAGAGATAAATCAACAATACCTGAATTGCCTTTAATTACAATATCTGCCCATTTTAGGTTTTCTTCTACCCAATCTGGATCATCTGAAAATACTACAAATGTAGAGTCTGGGAATATCTCCCTAGCCTTTGAATAATAATCTTCGCCTAGCGAGCAGAACACATCTGGCAAATGTAGATAATCACCTCGCCTGACCGAAACTGCCACCATACCTTCATCAATTGTGTGTTTAGGTAGCTTAAACTCAGCCCTAACTTGTTCTGCAACATTATCAAAGTATTTCTCCGATTGCCAATAACCTACCATCATTCCATTCTTGGTTATTTCTTGGTATTCAAAGTGCTTTTCCTCTATCAACTCACCAGTTACATTATCAAATGTAGATGCTGATATAGGGAAAACCCCTAGCTCATACTGCCTTTGTTTGTGTTTTTTATAGAAACTATTATTAATTATTAACTCGCACCGCAACTTCTTAGCTGCGCCTAAACCAGCCGCATACTGAAACATCTGATTACCTAAACCGCCTTGCAGATAAACAATCATAGAAATGGAGGTGAGTTTTGCCCACCCCCATTCTACTCTACTAAGCTGTTGCTACTAAGTCAGCAATAATGCCATTAGCTGCTTCATTCTTAACTTCAAGAGTGAATTCAGCCAATAACTGAGTCTTCTCGCTGTCACCAGACTTTGCCAATTCATTTGTTGCGAATGGGCGCAGATAGGCTAAAGCTACATACTCAGGATCAAGAACCAATGCATCGCGAGTCCGCATAAAGCGATTTGGAACAATTTGGATTAAACCAAAGTCGCTCAAATAAGCATCAGCAGCACTAATGATGGTTGTTGGGCTTGCATCAGTAACAAAGCGCTGTGCAGCAATACCAGCGAAACTTGATACATCTTGCTTTAAGCCAGGGGCTACAAACAAGGTTGCAGGTGTACCACCAGCAGTAAACACTTTAGCTACTACTGACTTCAACATAGCTTCTGTGAATGTGCGAGTTGTACCATCGGTACGGACTGAAACACCAGAAGTAATTGGGTCAACACCAGAAGTTGTGCCGCTACCTTTGGAAGTATTGGTAACAATCCATGACAGCAATGAGCCTAATTTGCGAGCAGTAGAACTATTGCCAGCAGATTGAGCTTGGTTAGCTGTGATAATTGCTTCCATATCCCGCTTGATTTCAGCAGATGCTTTAGCTAATTGGTAAGCCTTTTCAGACTTGCGACCAGCTTTGTCAACCGACTCTAAAGTACCTGATACTTGAATTGTCTTTTGAACAATTTGTGTATAGTTACCGACTCGGCTTGTTGGGCTAAGAGTTGCAGAAGTTGCATCAGCACCTTCAACAGCAGCATTGCTGGTAGTTGCAGCAGCAAGGCTATCTGTCTGCCATTCATGGTAAACAGCAGTAGCTTTGGTTTTACCAATCGATGACATGATTGGGGTATCTTGGGGGGAGATGTTATAAATAACATCGGCTAAGTCTTCGCGCGATCCAATCGCATCATATCTTGTAAATGTTGGCATTTCTGTATTCCTTTAAATAAATTTTTCAAATAACCTTGCAGCATCCGCTTTGTTGCCTGATTTGCGGAGTCTTTCAAAGTCCTTCTTTGTTGCTTCACTTTCGGCACTACTCGGATTAGAAGTGCCTGGTCTGATAGTCTTAGGTGCGCTGACCACTTTTTTGTTTAGGCCAGCCTTACCATTTTGTAACTGTTCAAACCGCATTGAATTATAGAGAAGTCGAACTGCTCGGCTATCATAAGTATTAGCTAACTCTTGGTCGCTATACCCAGCAGATTTTGCATAAGCTCTGATGTCCCTTTTGAGAACCTCTGCCTTTGCTTCATCCTTAAACTCAGGTATTGCAGCCTTTAGCTTTTCTGCTTCGGCCTGAATGTAGCTTTGTAATCCCTGATTTCTATGGGATTGTTGCTCTTGTGCAACTCGCTCTCTTTCAGCCCTGATAGCCATTTGTTTCTCATTACTTTCGCTGCGCTCTGCTACCGCAATAGCATAAGCAATAGGATCGGATTCTTTAAGTGAACTTAAATCAACCTGATTGGTCTTGCTTAACATATCATCGATAAGTTGCAGTCGCTGTGCATATAAGTCGCGAGTCTTAGCAGCTTCATCAATCTTTATGCGCTCTGATTCTACTGACTTGCGCTGTTCCGCTAAAGATTGAGTCTTTTTCTGATAGTCCGCAGTCCTACTGTAACCATTAATAAGTTCATCTAGACTTACTTCCAATTCTTCACCATTAGCTTTCACTCGGTATTTGGAAGGTTCTTCTACAACTTCTTCTTGATCTACAGTTTCTTCTGCACTTGTGTCTAATTCCTCGGCTTGTTCATCTTCACTAACCTCTGGGTCGGCTTGCGCTTCCTCGGTTTGTGGCTCAAGAATAGACATAAATGCATTAGCTGCACCACTTACAGATGTATCTACACTCCCTTGTGGGTTGGTGTTATCGCTCATAATTTACCTTTTATGGTAGTTAAAAAATCCTTATGCGGCTCTTTTCAATATTGGGTTGATTCGCCATTGATTGAAGTTCCGCTTCAAATTCCTCTATGGCTCGCAGCTTGACTATGGCTCTTTCTCTGCCTTCTACATCATGGTCTGCTGAACCAAATATCATATTTTTGTATAACATTTTCTGGTTCTCTATCACTTCAATAAAGAACTCATCTCTTAAATAAGTATTTGCTCTTTCGGCTTTATTCACCCAGGTATCCTTACATCACCAGTTAACTTAGCGCCTAATTGCGCTGCCTTTAATTGGGTTTCAGCCTGAAACTCTGCTGTCTTTAGCTCTAGCTGTGCTGCTGCCTTTTCTCTTTCGAGTTGAATTTGGGCTGCTGCTTTAGCATTAGCTATCTTAATTTCATTCTCTGCCTTGGCTTGATCCATCTGCATTTGGGCTTGTGCTTGTTGCATATAGGCCATTGTTGCTGGGTCAGGCTGTTGTTGTTGAGGTTGAGGGTTAGATAGAGCTTGGTCTAGTTCTGGTGGGATTTCCTTAAAGAACTCGGTTGAGTCTTTGAACCCAGCAGCTTCGATAAAGCGACCTAAAGTATTGCGATACTGACCAGCAGAGGTAAGTGGGTTTGCATAGCCTTGAGTCTGTAATATCTGCTCTTGCTTTTGCAATACCATACCAATCATTGCCATCTGTTGATCTTTGTTTCCTGTGCCTAAACCGACATTGATAGATAGGTCATAGTTGTTCTTCCATTCCCTAGGATCAATCGATACATACTTGCCTCTCATTCTTACTATGCGAGCCTTGTCTTGATACTTGCAAAGTAAGTGGAAGATGCCTGTAAATAAGTCTTTTACACCGGTATCAGCAAAAATTCTAGCAATCATCTCTACCCTACTAGCGCCAGCATTTTGCATCATAGCGATGGCTGCGGCAGTAGTATTTTGTAGAATGTTAGGGTCTAATCCTTGGCTTGCTTCTGTAACTCCTGTGCGCTTTTGCAGCACAGAGTCTAGATACTCAAGCATTGGGAAAGACTGTCCAGCAATTGCCGGTACTGTTAATGGCTGCACCGCACCTTGCGATTTCATCCGCACAATGCTATTTGGTGCAACTGTTAGCAAGTCATCCATATTGACTTGGCCATCGATGGCTGTCATTCTGGGTAAGTTGCTGAGATACATATTGTCTAAAATCTGTCTGGTAATAGTAGACTTGATTAGCTGCACATCCATTGATCTATCTGCCAAACTTTGTCCAAAGAACTTGTGTGGCATTGGGATAGGACAAACACTTGCAAAAGGAATATGGTCTGCTTCTTCATTCTCTAATATCTGATGGCCAGCATAGACAATCTTTCTTAGCTCTGCCATGCCATCGCCATCAAAGTCTACTCGAATATATATCTCATAAACTTCTACTTCTTGCATTGCTGGGTCTAAAGACTGTTGCTCATCTGGCTGCTCGCCCCGACTGTAGCGAGCTACTTTCTCTGGGCTATAGGTTAGATCACCATATAAAGGTATCTTCTCTACTTCTTTCTTTGAGAACCCCATCTCGATTAACTCTGATCGAGTCATTAAGGTTCTGTGGGCTACAAAGCGAGCATCAGAAATATGTTTATCTTTTTTACTAATTAGGAATTCTTCTGGTGGCACATTCTCAATGCGAACCCGACCAGCTTCCTTTTGTTTCTTGATTACTACATCATAAGAATAGACAGGTGCGCCCATTGGGTCGATGCCAACCTCATTCATTGTCTGGCTAACCAACTCCATTTGCTCATCGGCAAACAACATCTGCAATTCTTCTGCGCTTAAATCTTTGTATTTCTCTTTTGTTGGGTCTTCTGAGTCATCCCACCAATACTTAACAATGCCATTCTTTTGTAGAAGTGCATCCTTAAACCAATCATGCATTAGCAGCACACCTTGGTTATCTTGGAAGAATACTAGGTTGCAATATTCTGTGGCCTGTTTAGCGGCTTCTTCATCGCCAGGCATCTTTGGCTCAAACAAAGCTATCTCATCTGACTGAGTAAAGATTCTAAGCAACTGAGGTAATGCGCCATCGATGGCTTCAGCCACCTCACCAGTAACTACTTGTGAGCGACCTTCTACCTCATTGCCATACTTATCTCGATTGTAGAATTTAATTGCATCCCTGCGATTCTCGGTGGTTTCTGTCTGAACATAGCCAAGCGAGTTATATATCTCGGCTTCCAGAATACCTTTTAGTTTGCCTTCATCCATTTACACAATCCAATTTGTTTTAATTGATAGAGGAGTAGACCAAGTAGTAGTCTGCTCCATTCCTAAAGCCAAATACCTAAAACTATCTGCGCTGTGCGATGCCCAATCATGCAGAGGCTTGTCATAAAAGACACTCCGCTTTTCATCATATTCTCGCCTATAGTTTCTTAGGCAATCTAAACCTTGTTTAACCTTTGGCATATTGAACCAGCACTTAGGTAACATTCTTCTGACTGCCTGTATTCCATCTTCTACTGCAAGTCTTGGCAGAACCCGAACCTCTAGTCCAGATTCTCTCAACACTTCTAGTCTGCTCTTACCTGTGCCTAGCTCTCTTACTTCCACATCATGCGGAAGGAGTTGCTCTGCCTTGTGCCAGTTGTTATCTTTTAGCCAGTTAACATACCAATCTAATCCTTGGCCATGGTTCTCTACATGATCCATGATCCTATATTCTAGTCCTGTTACTTGCAATACAAAGATAACAGTTGAATCACCAATTCCTAAGTCCCAAGCACAAAATGTCTTACATAGATCATCTCGATCTATCTCTACCATCCTGCCCTTATCTTCTAAATCATTGATAAGTTTTCCATAGTAGCTACCTTCTACACTTGCAGAAAAGTCGCACTCAAACTCTTGGTTGAACTTATCATCGCCCATCTCTTTGCGAGCATCTTGCAACTCTGCTTCATCAATCAGGTTAGTCTGACTTGCTTTGAACTCTAGTAGCTTCCAGCCTGGCTCATTCTCTGCCCGATCTCTTAGCTCTTTGAAATGGTTATTTCCCTTTGGTGTGCCGATAAAAAGGCATTTACCCTTTCTGTCTGAAAGTGCCGGTCTAACAATCTCATTCCATATCTTAGGGTTCTGATCGCCTACCTCATCGATACAGACCATATCCCAGTATTGGCCTCTTAAACTGTCTGGGTTATCTGAGCCATACAACTGTATTCTTCTGCCTAAGAAATCTACTCTTAGCTCTGCAACATTGATTACTGCACCTAGCGGCCTTGTATATTTACAAAGGTAGTCGAAAGCTACCCTCTTAGCCTGTCCATATGTCGGTGCTATATAACCATATCTGGGGGCTTCTTTGTCATTTTCAAGGGCTGACTTTATAAGCTGGTTTAGCGCAGCCACAGTCTTGCCCATTCTTCTGTGGGCTACCCCTACTACAAAGCGATACTCATCTACAGCATTGTGTAACTCTAACTGTGGTGGTCTAGGCTTGTAGGGAATAAATACTCTGTTTACTTCTTCTATCTCTCCCAAGAAACCACCATGCTAAATGGCTCGCCATCTGCACCAGAGATATTATTCTCTATTGGTAGCAGTCTGCTGTATATCTTGTAGAACTCACCTTGGTTCTTAGTGTCTAACTTAGCCCAGTTGACTAAGCCTTCTACTGCGCCTAAGTCCTCAAAAGCCTTAATAATGTTCTCTTTGGCTACCCTAGGTATCTTATTAGTAGCGCCTTTTGGTCTGCCAGCGCCTGCTCGCAATCCACCATTAGTTGATTTTTGTTTCTCTAAATTATCAGTTTCCATCTTCCAATCCCATTGGGTTGTTGGTATGTTGCTATTCTACAACAGAATTACCACTTAACTTTGTTTGCCCAAAATGCTGCACTCATCTTGCCTTTAGCAATATTGCTTGCATGGCGAGCTTTGAATGATTTGCGCCTGGCTTTATCTGCCATTGACTCACCTTCTTTGGCAGGGCTACCGCTTACACCTTGCTGACCAAATCTAATTGTCTTTACCTTATCGCCTTCTTTTGCTACTACTACATGGCTTTTAGTAGGATGATTAGGTGTTCTCTTAGGCTTATTAAACCCTGCAACACCCATTCTTTCTATAATTCCTGCTGCTTCTTTTATTTTCATAACAAACAGTTACTTTTTCTTTTTTATCTGCTTTTCCATATGCACTACACCTTCAGTCCAAGACTTTAGGCTGTGCGCCATATGTGGTGATCCTTTTTTACCAAATGCAGGTATAGTTTGATGTCTTTTTAATACCTCACCGATCTTAACTGGTTTCACTTCTTTACTTTTTTAGGTAACTTAGCCATAGAAGATTGTCCTTCTTTTACCATCTTCTTAGCTGTAGATTGTGGGATGCCTAGTTGTTTAGCAAGAGATTTGTTTCCTGCTACTGCATACATTAATCTAGCTTGGTTTTTGCTTTTGAATGGCATACATTTCCTTAAAATCATACTTGCACCATAAGAGAGGTGCTGTTTCTTCGGCTAACCCTTTAGCCATATGTTTTTCTATGCTAACTACTGTTCCAGCTAAACTACTAAGCCCATCCATTACATCAGGGTAAACCCTAGTATCAAAGCGCTTACCATTATCTGTGTTTGCTTCTGTATTTCCAGAGGCTGTGTAGCCATTAGAATCATGGTCTAGGGCAATAAATGTACCATTCCTATACCCTAGTGGCAGTCCGACAGATTCAAGCCTCTTGGCTAGGTCTGTGTCCTCATAACCCCAGCCCCAATAATTATTAGAATATCCATTAGCTGACTCAAAGTGCCACTTTTTCATTACCGCTACTGCGGCTAATCCATATTTTTGTGCCGATATAACATTGTCTGTGCCATGCCCAACTGGTCTGTTATCTAGTCCGAACCAAATAATTCTACTTGGCAAGTTAGGCTCTGTGTAGTCTGCCCACATAGGCAAATAATCTACATCATGGAAACAAACATAATCTACCATACCAGCCATAGCTACATAAGCATGGTTGTTTAGTGCGCCTCGATTGAATGGGCAATCATCTGCCTGCTCTGCAACTACAAATAAGGGTTCTATTTCTGTATTTCTGCGAAAGAAACTAACAGTATGAGGGAGCATCTGTTTTAGATGCTCATCTCGATTTCGGTAGGGGATAATTACCCCTATTCTCATTTTTTCTTTGGCTTTGCTGTTTTTGCAGCTTGTTTAAAGTCTTTAGCAGATGGGGCTGCTTTGCTGCCAACCTTGTTCATCTTCTCGCCTGAACCAGCAGCTATTCTTTTTTGTTTGGCATGAATATTGCCATAAAGACTATTTTTCATTTAATCTTCCATTTCTTCTGTTTCTTCTTCGCCTATGGCTTCCCAGGCATCGCAACCATTTTCTTTGCTGCAAGTAAAGTCAAATATCTCGCAATAGCCCATATCCTTTGGTATTCCGCAGTCTAGGTCTGTCTTGAAGTATTCACAGGCTTTGCATTTGCCTTCGCCATCTTTCTTAGAACCATAGTTGGCAGTAAGAATAGCCTTTTTTTGATTGCCCTTGTTGATATCGGCATCTTGTGTAGCTAATGGGCATGAACTATTATCTTCCGATAAAAGACCACCTTCTTCTTTGCCACCCATTTTGGGCTTTTCGCCTAGTAGACCAACCATTACAGTTATACCCTTGTCCTTCATTGGTTTACCTTATAGAAATTTTGGGCAAAGTTTCCCTGTCAAAACTATACATCTTTTTTTGATTGTCTGCAAGGCTTACAAATAAAGCGCTCATTCAAACCATTGTTATAAACCTGAAACTCACCCTCATTTGTTTTGTTGGCTATCTTGCAATTTGAGCAGGCTCTTATAGTCATTACTTTTGGCTTTTTTATCCAACTCATGCTGGAGTCTTCTTTTTGCATTTGCTAAATCTACTTCCATCTTGTGAGCAGTTGTTCTGGCTGCTTGGGCTATCTGGCTTAATGTTGCATAAGGATGTGATACATACCTCAGTTTAAGCGCTTGTCTTAGTTGTAAGGGTAAACCCTTAATTGCTTGCTCTATCAAATCTCCATCTTTTTGGTCTGGCTCATAGGTTGGCTCGGCTTCTGCATATAGGTTGCCTAGCTCTGGCACATAATTCTTTTCAAAACTTCTACAGGTGGAATCAGGCTGTGGGCCAATAACACCCCAGGTAACATACCAAGCCCAATTTCTGAGTCTTTCATCCATAGTATTTTTAGTTTGTTGTTGATCTTTAATTATGCTACAAATTTGTGGATTTAACATATTAAAAGTGTATTATTTCAATATCTTACAAAACTTCTAGGATGCTATGCCTCAAAACCCTTTGACTACAGAGCAACTACAAACAGCTTTAGATGCTTTTCATGCCACCGGCAGTAAGACTGAAGCTGCTGTAATGCTGGGTCTAAAGGTTAATACTTATTTGAGCCGACTCCGAATGGCTCAATTAGAAAAATTAAAACCAACACTAGCAAGCAATGTTAAATTAAAAGGCGATGCTGATTTAGTTGTTAAGTTGGCAGAAGCTAACAACCAGATTAGACAGCTAGAGTCTGCTGCGGCTTCTCAGGCAAATGAAGAATTAACCGCCCAATATATTAAAAAGCATATTCTCAAGATGGCAGATATGAAGCCATCAGTACCAAGCTGGTTAATTAAGAAGCCAAAAGGTAAAACTTCTGCTGGTGTGCCAACTCTCTTTGCCTCAGATTGGCATTGGGGAGAGATTGTTGATCCTAATCAAATTAATGGGGTAAATGATTACAATATAAAGATTGCCCAAGATCGGGCTAGGGTAATGATAGAAAAAACTATTGACCTACTTAAAAACCATATAGCGCATACAGACTACCCTGGCATTGTATTTGTGCTTGGTGGCGATATGGTGTCTGGTGATATCCATGAAGAATTAATGGCTACAAACCAGATGGAGATTATGCCAACAGTATTAGACTTATTTGGAATATTGACTTGGTGTATCAATACACTTGCAGATGAGTTTGGGCAAGTATTCATTCCTTGTGTGTCTGGAAACCATGGTCGCAATACTCATAAGATTAGGGCAAAAGGTAGAAACTTTACCAGCTTTGATTGGTTGCTATACCAGTTCTTAGCAAAGCGCTTTGAAGGAGATAAGCGAATCCACTTTCATATCCCAGATGGGTCTGATGCTTACTATTCTATTTATGGTCACAGATACCTATTAACCCATGGCGATCAATTTAGAGGTGGTGATGGAGTTATTGGCGCTCTTGGCCCAATCATTCGAGGCGATCACCGCAAGCGCTCAAGAAACTCACAAATAGATATGCAGTATGACACCATGCTTTTAGGGCATTGGCATCAACTTATACAGTTAGAGCGACTGATAGTAAATGGCAGCCTAAAAGGATATGATGAGTATGCCTATACTAATAACTTTGGATTTGAGCCGCCCAGACAGGCTTTATGGCTTACACATCCTGAGCATGGTTTGACATTTTCTATGCCTGTGTATGTAGATCGCAAAAAGGTAGAGCTTAACCATGAATGGATTAGCTGGAAATGAAAATAAATCCCACACTATTAGAAGATACCTATATTACTTTGTGTAAGGTTCATCCTTTTAAGTTGTGGAATATGCCACCAGTAGAGTTGGTTCGATTTATAGTAAACAATTCTGATGATGCGCTGGGCACTTATATGTTTGATGAAACCTTAGATGTGCCGCATACCATTACTATTTCTAGAAAGCGCTTATCGCACTACTTAACAATTGTGGCCACAATTGCCCATGAGATGATTCATTGTTCGCGCTGGGCTGAACCAAATGATAACTGGTCTAAGCATGATACTAAGTTTCGCAACAGAGCTAAGATGATTGCTAAAGAGTTTGGCTCTTTTGATCCACTAGAGTTGTAATCGACTGGATACAATCTCTAGTAAGTCTGCTTCATCTAACTTATATCTAGCTTTAAAAGATTCTTTGCCAGCATGAATTCCTGTATTGCCTCGATGGTGTTCTCTACATAGTCCGATAACTGGACACATCTTTCTAGGGATATTGCCTGTCCTAATATGGTGTAGCTCTGGCTGCACATCATCTGTGTCATATCCTAAGTGCCAGCATAAAATACAACCTAGCCTAGCAACTTTGTCATAGTGTTTATTTTTCACTTACTAGCCAATATATAGAGTCCGACATTGCTAAATGCATAGCCTGTGTATACAACTGCCATTGGTATATTGCCTTTGTAACCTTGCTCTAGTCCGATATACAAGTATATCAATCCGGTAACTATTATTAACCAAGAACTCACAGCACTATCCAAATAGAAAAGATGCAAGCAAGAATAATATAGATGCCAATATAGAATGGTAGATCACTCATTGTGTAGCTCTGTCTATAGTGCGATTATTAGCACTTTCTGTTCGATAAATTTCAAAAGCTATTTTGGCAGAATCCATTCTCCACCTTAATAATATTTCTAGCTCTTGTGTTGTTTTTATTGCTTCTAACAATGCTATATATTCTGGATGCGCTTTAGCATCCATTTCTTTTCCTACAAAACTAGACTCTGTAGATTCTTTCATTAACAATGCTAGCTTAGATTTTAAAAATGCTTCTAAGTAAGATTTTTCTGAACTAGCTTTTGCAAAAACTGCTGCATTATCCCAGATGTATTCTTTTGCTAATGTTGCTGATTTTTCATCATTTGCCATAATCTTAGTATCTCATCCTCTAGTATTTTTCTTCCCTTAATTCCTCTTTTTTGTTCTACCAATGCTAAATGCTTTCTTCTATCTGCTAATGGCTTAGTAAGAATATCTCTAGCTTCACACTCTTTGCGCCATTCCTCACTATTGTCCATCTACTCTAGCTTTTAACAATTCCCAGGCTGTTGCTGCACATAAAGGCACTTGTCCATTTCCAATGGCTTTAAGTCTGTCCACCCTTGCGGCCACCCCATTAGCCACTCGACCCACATTGGGTTCAATTGCCCAGAATTCTGGTCTACCGATTGACTCAGCATAATTTGTTTGCCCTTGGCAATTCTTCGCTGAATCGATGGATTGCTCATGTTTCCCCTGTCTCTGTTGTCCGATGCTTGTGGAGTTGGAAATCTTTGAAATACTTGGTCTCTCAAATTGCTTGATATTTCCCTTCGGCCTGTTTGGCTTTCTTGATATGACTTGCTTATCAATGGAGGCAATGTGTCCATGCAATTTGGAGTAGCCCACAATCCAGATTCTTTCTCTAAGATGTTTTGCACCAACATCGGCTGCCGATAACACTCCCCATTCCGCATTGAACCCCATCTCGGCCAAATCTCCAAGGACAACTCCAAGTCCTCTATTAGTGAGCATTGGGCTGTTTTCCACAAAGCAGTATTTGGGTCGAACTTCGCCAATAATTCTCGCCATGTGTTTCCACATTGAACTTCGGCTTGCAGTAATACCCCCCCCCTTTCCAGCAGCGCTGATGTCTTGGCATGGAAATCCTCCAGATACAACATCAACAATTCCTTGCCATGGTTTTCCGTCAAAGGTTTGAACATCATCCCAAATCGGGAAAGGCGGGAGTATTTTGTCATTTTGTCTGGCGACAAGTATGCTAGCTGGGTAGGCTTCCCATTCGACTGCACAGACTGTTCTCCATCCAAGGAGATGTCCCCCAAGTATTCCTCCACCAGCCCCTGCAAAGAGGGCGAGTTCCCGTAATCCCTCATCATCGCCTGACTTATTAACCATGACATTCCAAATACCCTTTTAAATTTACAAATAGTTCCTTGTTATCTAAACATAAACCCAAAACTGTATTGCATCGGTTGCAAAGAATTCCTCTTACTTTTCCTGTTGTGTGGCAATGGTTTATATGAGGCTTGTTTTGTTTATCTGTTCCCAATAATTCTTTAGAGCAGGTCATACACAATCCTTTTTGTAATTCAAATTGCTTATCAAACCAATCAAAATTAATTTTATATTAGCGAACAATCTCTTGGTGATAATTTTTTTGGCGATTTTTTATGCGATATTCTTTAACTTTTTCAGGATTAGATAATCTCCATGCTTTAGCTTTTTCTCTAGCATATACAGAACTTTTCCAATGTGTTTTCATATTTGCGCCTGCGAAAAGAGCCAACTCATTCACATTTGTCCTTCAAGCTCTAGTATCCTTCTGTGTAATCTTTGTCTATACATATCCATTGATTCGCCTGGTGCTGGGTTAAAGTTTATCTCTCTACCCTTGGCCATTGTTCCTGCCTCGGTCTTATGCCAGCCAACTACTTCTTTTTTCTTATCTTCTATTACCAACTCATCTTCCCATCTTTCACCATTAAGCCAGCTACTAGCATGAGGTGTATACATTAACTCTGTATTTGTAGACTTCCAATATTTAATATGGTTTGGTAGTGCTTGTATGGCCAACTGTTTGTTTGCTTCTGTCAGTCGCTCAAATGCTTTTCTAGCTGCGCCCTTTGCCATCTTTTTAGGATACAGACTCCAAAACTCATTAAACATTTATCTTCCTTCTAAAATAGAAACATCCGCATCCATATGGTATATCAAGTTCTACAATTTCCGCAATATAGGGATAATCCCTAGTATTAGGAATAAGATAAAACTCGCAATCAAACTCTGAGAATAGGTTTCTAATATAGACAGGGCTATAGACTCTGTGGGCATTGAACATAACAGTTGGGATACCTACAGGCACTACAAATAGTAAATGGCTTGCAGCGCTTAGTTTTAGGTTTTCTATGGCTTTTAGATCACCGGTGTTGTCTATCCTATCGCCATATCTACCTAGCCCAATATGCTCGACTACATGGCAGCAACTTAGGCACTCTACTGGTTCTATAGATTGTGTTGCTAAATCTATTTCGCCAACTGTTAGGTTTTCTAACTGGAGGTCTGGTTTTCTATAGTCTAGGTAAGTAGTAGGATAAAAGGCGCTTGCACAAGTAGATAGATGTAGGCTAGAGCTAATGTCTGTGTGGCTTTTAGGGTTTATTTCTCTTATCTTTTTTAATGCCCAAGCTACATGATAAATGTAGTGTTGGTCGAACCCATGGCCTGAGTTGTCATCTAAGCATGGAAAGGGTTGTAGAGAGAACCTTGTTTCGCCTAATGCAAACTCTGTTGCTTGTTTTATATATTCTTCTTCTGTCATTCTTTTAACAATAGCATCCACAAGGGTGAACTCACCTGATCCATCCTTGCCAGATGCAAGGACTAATCCTTCCTAAGATAATGTTCATTCATTTATAGACTGTATCACCCATATATCTATAAACTTGTGCAGTACCCATTTAAGTCTGCGAGGCTAGCATCGGGTAATGAAGCCTATCTTTTCTTCCATGCAGCCGATTTAAGCTCTGTGTTTCGCCTGGAGTGCGGCAGAAATAGAAAAACCCCTTGGGACTGATCTAAGGTGAGATTGCTTAGTAAATAACCCTATGATATTTAATAAACACTCAGATCAGACCGAAGGGGTCTTGTATAGGGTACTTACTAAACAGATCTCACTCTGCACCTAAATTATAAACTAAAACTCAAACTCTTTGTAATCAAATCGGCCATTTTCTTTCTTAAACCATCCAATAATAATAATGCGCCAATGGCTTCTTAGGATTTCTGGCAGCAAATCGCTATCCTCTATCTTCTTTTTTCTAGCTGACATATTGCTTTTGCTGGTGAGTTGAATGCCTATTGTTTCCCCATTCCCAATAGCTAAAATGTCAAATATGCCAAACAAGTCCTTTTTCCGCTTGGTAAAAGCATTGTAAGACTCTACTACATCGCACTTATAGCCTTTAGACTCGAATAGCGCGATTGTGCGCTGATTTAAGCTAGGCAAGGTCTGATTCTGTTAGCTTGCCATTGGATGCCTCTATGATGGCTTTGTGCCATTTGGCAGGAATTCCATTTCTCATCTTCCAGGCATAGCAGGTTACATACTTAACCCCAATGGCAGCGCAGATACCCTTAATTGTGCCAAATACCTCAATTAATCGATCAAAAGCGCTTTGTTGTGTATTTGCAACATTATCCATAATGCCTCCCAAATCAATAATTCTACATCAAACCTTGTAGATAAAGGCCAAAACCATACTAGGGAAACTACTTAGAAAATAAATGTTTAAATCTCTACATTTTTGCTATATATTTGTGTTTAAGCAATCTTGCTTATTAACTGTGAAGGGTTAAAAAATGAAAGAAATTTTACTAGGAGGTTGTTTTGGTGCGCTGATTGCGCTAATTGTAGTTGTTACTTATGGCCTGCGGATTGGAGTATATACACTATGAATAACAACTATTCGCATGATGAAGTAGCAGCAAAAGAGCGCTTTGATCACAAAGTGTTTCAGATGCTGCGAACTAAAGAATATGATCCAGCAGATTCTTTCAAGATGGGAGAGGCTATTCAAAATGCATCTCCAGCAAATGCTGAGATTATTCAAGACTTAGTTGAAAAGCGAGATTGGGCAAACCTTGGTCGCAAGCTCTATAACATGAGTTATGAGTATCAAGAAGGTTTTGCCGAGTCCGAGTTGTATCGCACTAATGAATTTTAAGGGGAAATAATATGGCATCAAGCGAAAGCATTAAAGAGTTAGCAACTGCGCTTTCAAAACTTCAGGGTCAACTAACATTTGCAGTAAAAGACTCTGCTAATCCATTCTTTAAAAGCAAGTATGCTGACCTAGAGTCGGTGTGGGATTCTTGTCGAGATGCATTGGCTAAGAATGGCCTTGCAGTAATACAGATGCCTGGCAATTATTTTGAGGGCAGAATGTGGCTGATTACTAGACTTGTGCATAGCTCTGGAGAATGGATTGAGCAAGAGATGTCTATACCGGTAGCAAAGCAAGATGCCCATGGCTGCCTAGCTGCTGTTACCTATATGCGGAGAGGTGCTTTAGCGGCTTTCTTGGGCATTGTTCAGGCAGATGATGATGGCAATGCAGCATCAGGAAAATTAACTGTTGATCAAGAAGTGGACATCGATGCCATTGTAGACAAAATGAGGGCGAGCAAAACCATTGCCAGCCTAAAGATTGTATATGCTGATGCTTATACCAAATTCAATAGCAACAAAGGGATGCAAGAACAAATTATAAAGGTGTATGAGGAAATGAAGCTCAAATGCACCTAGCCGATGAGCAACCAGAAAATGTGTGTATATCCTGCGGAGAAAAGTGGGGTATACACCATCTAAAAAATACAGAGAGTCACAGAATATGGATCGACCAATGCGATGTGTGTTTAAAGCTCAGACCAGTAGCGGATGTTTCGGAATATGGATTTTTAAGGGAAGGTTGGGATGGAGAAGAAGTGGTGTAGTTCTTGTCAGGTTGAAAAGCCTAAAGAAAGTTTTAAGTTGGTAACAACTGCCAACAATGTAAGAAGATGGAAGTGTGGGACTTGTTTAGAAAGAGCATCAACTCAAATATACAAAGGAAAAAAAAATGGATAAAGATTATATTTACACACCAGCCAGCACCGATATAACATTGCGGTGGTCTAAGTTGTATAACTATGTGCCAGCAAGCGAGCAGGCAAAGTATCAGAAAAAATGGCGAGATTTTAAGGCCACCATATCTAAGACTATAGATGACTTAGAGCCAGAAGCTAAACAAGAAAAGGTGATCGAATGGAAAAAATTGCGAAAGCAATCCTAGAGTTGATTGTGTGCCTATTGCTGCCATTTGCTTTATTGGCTGAAGCATGGAGTTTGGCTAGGACTTGGGCAGAGGAAATCTTGAAATGATAAATAAACATTGTTTAGAAGCATTTAATAAGCTAGATAAGCCTGTATATCATCCGCAGGAATACTTTGTGCTGGGTTGGAATGCTGCCATCGATGCCTTGGCTGAGTCTTACCAAAGGCAATGGATAGAAGATGGTGTAGATGCTCAATTTATTAGGACAGATGATCCAGAACCACTAGCAGATGATGATAAAGAATGAATGGTTTCCAGTTTGTTTTGATTCAGAAAGCTATGTGCAATGGAAGTTTCAGCAGCGCCAGGCACAAGAAATTGTTACTGTTTGCGATGATTGCACAATAAGTTTTATGGAAAAGATGGTAGGACAAGAAAGGTGCTTCCCTATGGAAGCTAGGAAAAACTCAACTAATAGCACAAAGAAAAAATGAAAACAGATGATTATGCAGAAAGTTATTTAGATATTAAGTTAGCAATTAATATGTTTTACAAGTTTTGTTTATTAAGAGATCAAGAGGCTGCAATAAAGGCTTTAGATGCAGCTACCCAGTATATTGAGCAGACCAAAGAGATATTAAAGGCGAAACCACTATGATTGAGCAAGGGACACCAGAATGGCATCAACTTAGGCTAGGCAAGGTAACTGCTAGTCGGGTTTCAGATGTTATGGCCAAGATTAAAACCGGAGAATCAGCCAGCAGAAAGAACTATAGGGCTGAGTTGGTAGTCCAAAGGCTAACTGGGCTGCCTAGCGAGTCTTTTACCAATGCTGCAATGGAGTGGGGTACTGCCACAGAGCCAATGGCAAGAATAGCCTATGAGATAGCAAAAGATGTGCTGGTTGAGCAAGTTGGGTTTATTGAGCATCCAACTATAGCGATGTTTGGCTGTAGCCCAGATGGCCTAGCGCATGATGGCATGATTGAGATCAAGTGTCCTAACTCAGCTACCCATATAGAGTATCTAACCGATAACAAAGCACCAGCAAAGTATATAAGCCAGATGCAATGCCAGATGGCAGTTACTGGTAGAAAGTGGTGCGACTTTGTATCTTTTGATCCAAGGCTGCCAGAGGATTTACAGTTGTTTGTTGTAAGAGTGCCAAGAGATGATAAATATATAGGCACAATGGAAGTAGAAGTAGTAGAATTTTTAACAGAAGTTGAAGGTATGGTTAACCAATTGAAAGAGAGAAAATAATGGCTTATGAAATGAAAGATGGGCAATTTAGTTTGTTTAAAAATACTCGCAAGGAAACAGAAAAGCACCCAGATTACACAGGGTCAATTATGGTCGATGGCAGAGAGCATTGGCTAAGTGCCTGGCTAAAAGATGGCAAGAATGGGAAGTTTTTTTCTGGCCAAATAGGTAAGGTAAAAGAAGCAAGCAATTTTAAGGCAAAAGGTGAAGATGAAATGCCTAAGATTATTGATGACATCCCATTCTAAGGAAAACAAAATGAAAAAATTAATCGCACTAGTATTACTAACATTAGCTACTACAGCTTATGCTTGCCAAACCCAGACCATTATTGTTGATGGAAAGATGCGGGTTTGCACTATCTGTGGGTCGGTTGTGAGTTGTATGTAATGAAGGACAAACTAACAGCATTTGTCATTGAGTGCTTGAGGATGGGTATAGAAATAAATACTATTGAAGAATGGTTCTTAGATGAACTAAAGACAATAGAAAAAAGTAAACCCTTTCTTAAAGCTCAAAAGGAATCTGACAGAGCGCCATGAGAACCCCAGAGATCGGCTACATCCTTCACACAGGAGCGCCAGCCCCCTACCGATTAGGCTGGCAATGAATGGTAATAACACCTATGCCGAAAGGCTAACAGTAGATAACAAAGGTGAGATGTTGTTTGAGCGATACTGCAAGGAAAAAGGGTATGAGTTTGTGCGGATAGGGTTTGATTCAAAAAATGGATATATACCCAAGTTTTTTTTAATTAACCCATTGCTGCGAAACATCCCAGACTACTTTGTAAATACACCACATGGAGCATTGCTAGTGCAGGTAAAAAGTTCGCCAAACTTTAAGAAAAAAGAGATTGATTTAATACCGCTAATGCTAGAGAATTTTTCTAGCAAAGAAGTGCCATTGGTCTATGCTTTTTGCTTTGACTTTTGTGCGCCTCAGATGGTGTATCCAGAAAAGATAATTGAACTGTATAAAAACTCAGTAGACCAGCAATGGCCTGATGGAGTTACTTATCGGTGCTTACAGCTTTAGCCCAATCTTGTAGAGAAACAAGCATTACTGTGGTTTCAGCGCATTGTCCAACAAAAACAGGGTCGGAGGTGGCTGTAACAGAATCTTTGGTGGGGTTGGATAAGCTGGGCAGATTGTTGGTACTGGATGAGCGCAGCCCACCATAATAAGAGCGGACAGCAGCAAGTTTAGCTTGATATTCATTTTTTACACTTTCTGCGATTATTTCTTGTTTTTTCTTGGTATTCTGGTTAATGATCTCTTGAGTCTGTGCCTGTGCTGCTACAAGGGCTTTAAATGCCTCATAGCGCTCTTTTTCAGCCGAGTAGCCCCGATAGTAGCCAAATCCAAACAAAGCGCCTACAAGGGCAATTATGCCAATAATCCTAGCAAATGGGGAAATTAAGAGATCGAGCATTTTAGGTATTCTTCTTGCCTGCGCTTGGTTAGCCCAGCCAATTCTTTACCTTGGAATCGATTCCATTTAAGAATTTCTTGGCAGGCAAGGGCATATTCACTTTGGTTGAGTCTTTTAACCAGAGTGCTATTACAAAAAGCAGAACTACCAATATTGTAAGAAAGAGAAATGTAAGCATCATATTCGCCTTGAGTTAGGGGTACTTGCACACAGCTTTTAACAGCACCCTCAAATTTTTGAATGTCTACCATTGCTCTAGATAGGGCTTGGGTAGGGGTAGTCTTATCGCCTAATTTTACCCCACCAGTAGTACCAAACCCAATGGTCGGTACATCGCCTGGGGTTGGAATATAAGCCATATCTTTATATCCTTCATGCAAGGCTATAGCAACTAGGGCAGTTGCAGATAAAGATATAGCGGCTATTTCATTGCGCTTAAACATCTCGCTGAGCCACAATCCGAGAAATAAAAGCAGCAGCCACAAAAAAGAAAGAAAGAATAGCAAACAGATTCTTAGGTATTTGATCGCCAAAGATCGGTAAGACAATTTCAATTCCAGATAGTATTGCAGCAATAACCATAAACCGAATCGACCATGCTTTTCGCAATATGTCTTTCCAGTTAGGATAGAGTTTCATGCTTTATGGAATAGGAAGCCTGTAATCCATGCAATTACACCACCGGCAACAGAAGCTACACCCATAAGCGCCCAAAGTGAACCTTTAGAGCGCTCTGCCATTCCAAGAAGCATCTTAATATCTACTTCCATAGTATCTATCTTCTTTTCCATTGCTTCAAACTGAGCCACTAGTTTGCCATATTTATATGGGTCTAAAAATTCTTCAGCCATTATGCAACCTCAGACTCTTTCCAAGAAAGGGTAGCTTCATCCCAATCATATAAGCCTTCTGGCTTTGGTGTTGGTGCTTCCCAAATATAGCTTTCAGAGTTTAATGTCCAGCTAGGAAAAGGACTAGGTGCAGCAAAGCCTGTGCCATCATAAGTGTAGCCAATGCCAGCATAGTTTTTATTTAGAGCTTCTTTGCCATCAGGTTGACCATCAATACCATAGTGAACACCGCCTCTAGTGTTATAAGAAGTCTGAACCCAACCATGACCTAATACACCTGTATCAATAAAGTCTTGTTCAGCAACAATGACTTGGGTTACTACTCCATTTTCTACTTTTGCGAAATGCGACATTTTTGCTCCTTTAAGCTGTGTATGTACCTGATGCTGTGTATTTTAAGATTGTATTTGTACCGCTAGTTGTGACTGTAGGTGAACCAGTAGTAGTGCCTGTATATCGAGCAGTTGGGACTGATAAAATAACCACTCCTGAACCTCCTGCGCCTCCAGCATAAGCAGAAGATATTGTTCCAGCGCCACCACCTCCACCGCCCAAATTTGCAGTACCTGCTGTTCCTGCAGCATTAGCGCCACCTGCTCCACCACCGCCTGAACCACCAGAACCAGCACCAGAAGCGCTAAAAACTCCACCGCCACCTCCTCCTGCATAAGTAACACTTGAACCTGTTATCGAGTTTGCAGTACCTGCTCCTCCAGCACCACCAACAAGTGTTGTTCCATTAGAGCCTACTGCAGTAGCACCTCCACCACCTCCACCACCTTCATTCGGTGCTCCAGCGCCACTACCACCATTGCTTCCTTGTGAGCCTACTCCACCAGCATTTAAAGCGCTACCTCCTCGACCACCACCGCCTGAACCACCATTAGCGCCAGTTGGAACATTAGTGCCACCGCCACCACCACCGCCATTAGCAGTAACAGTAGTAATTCCAGTTCCACTTATTACAGAATTTGAACCAGTTGCACCTCTAGTGTCTGTAACAGCAGAGCCACCAGCGCCTACAGTAATAGTGTATTGAGCGCCAGCAGTAAGTCCTAAATATCCTGTTAAATAACCACCAGCGCCACCGCCACCTTCACCACTATCATTAATAGTGCCTGAACCACCAGCACCGCCGCCAGCAACTACTAAATATTGAATAACAGGAACTAAACTTCCACTACTAGTGAATGAATGTATAGTATTTCCACCGCTTGTAGTTACTGTGCCACCTGAGAATTGTTGGCTACCAGAGTATGAAATGATTACTATGCCGCTACCGCCATTTTGTCCATTACCACCACCACCAGAACCTCCTCCGCCACCGCCTGTGTTGGTTGTACCAGCAGTTCCATTTGATATGTTTCCTTTGCCACCATTACCACCGCCACCAGCACCGCCAGAGCCAGCAGTTCCAGTATTATCGCAATAACCTCCACCACCTCCAGCATAGGTAACTGAAGAACCTGTGATTGAAGAAGCTGTTCCTGCTCCACCATTACCGCCTGTAAGTAATCCAGCATTTGCGCCAACTGCCCCAGCGCCACCACCACCGCCAGTTTGATAAGTTCCTGTCCCAGAAGCATTACCACCAGCAAATCCTTGACCTGAAGTTCCAGCACCGCCTGAACCAGTTTCATTTGCGCCACCGCCACCAGAACCACCTGATGCTCCTGCTCCACCAGTAACAGTATCTCCAGAACCACCACCGCCACCTACAGAAGCAGTAGCAAAAGCGCTAAATGTTGAATTTCCACCAGCGCCACCAGTTATACTTCTAGTGTTGCTTCCAGTACCACCAGCACCTACAGTAACTGTGTAGGTTGAATTTGTATCAATGGTAACTGAAGAAGTTTGATAACCACCAGCACCACCACCGCCTCCGTTATATCCACCAGCACCACCACCACCTACTATTAAATAGCTTGCAGATAAAGAACTAATAGGACTAAGAACACCACTTGTAGTGAATGTGTGGATAGTCGAACCACCGCTTGTTGTAATTACACCGCCACCAAATTGTTGTGCGCCTGTGTAGCTGATAATTACTATGCCTGAACCGCCAGCGCCTCCAGCACCTCCAGAACCACTATAACCGCCACCACCTCCGCCACCGCCCAAATTCGCACTACCAGCACCGCCAGTTGAAGAATTATTTGTTCCTGAACCACCGCCTCCAGTACCTCCTGCCCCTGCTGTAGAGCCAGAACTACCTGCACCACCACCGCCAGCATAAGTTACTGATGTTCCTGAAATAGAAGATGCAGTTCCATTGCCACCAGCGCCAGCAATAGCATTTACACCATTACTTCCTACAGCCCCAGCGCCTCCACCGCCACCACCTGAATCGGCAGTACCAGTAGCAATACCACCATTATTTCCTTGACCACTAGTCCCAACTGCAACAGTTATATTATTACTAGGACCACCGCCTCCACCGCTACCACCAGGTGCGCCTCTAAATCTAGTTCCACCATACCCACCAGCAGTATTATTTCCACCACCAAAACCACCACCAACAGAAGCAGTTAAAGTGCCAAAAGAAGAATTACTACCATTAGTTGCATCAACAGAATTGCTTGGCGCTCCTGTTCCTCCAGCACCAACTGTGACTGTATAAGAATTAGCTAAAGCTAAAGATGTAGTACCTGTCTGATAACCGCCAGCACCACCACCTCCTCCATCTAATTGACCACCACCGCCACCACCAGCAACAACTAGATAACTAGCAGTAACACCAGCAGCGCCAGAACTAAAGCCAAAGGCTGCTAAGGCTGCTGCACCGATTTTAGATAAGCGAGGCATTTAGGCAAACTTTGTCTGGGAGGTTAAAATAGTAAATGCGGCTGATCCTGTCTTAAAGATTACAAAATTATATGAATCAATAGAACTTGCATTACCGCTAGTCCATGCAGTACCACCTTGGTACTTAGGAGTTACCGAGTTTCCATCTACTGTTACAGCAGAGTTATAGTAAGCAGTTGCACCATTAGTGCATAGGAAAGATACACAAATCGAGTCACCAGTAGCCATCAAGGTATTAAGTGATGTGCCACTAGAAGCCCTAAAGTTAAGGGTAAAGTTACCGCTTGCATTAGTTGTGTAATACAGTACCGATTGGGTAGTTACATCAAAGTTAATAGTGCCTGTAGAAGCTGTTGCCGATACTGTGGCAGGCTCATTAATATTGATTGTCTTTAGCGCACCAAGGGCAGAAGTACCATTAAATGTCTGTAAGGCTGTAAATGTTGTTGCTGTGCCTGGGGCTACATAATCTGTACCAGCAGTAGCAGCAGTAAAGGCTGAAGTACCATTGCCTTTTAAGACACCGGTAAGGGTAGAAGCACCTGTACCGCCATCTGCCACAGCTAGGTCGGTAATACCTGTAATAGAACCGCCTGTAATAACTACAGCAGTCATAGTATAAGTACCACCCCTAATACCATCTCCGCAATCTCTAATCTGCGCCATCATATCGCGCATAGTGTCATTTACAGCAGAAGGTAGCATTCCCTCTGGTGCGCCATCTGGAGGTGCATTAGTATTATTTGCTGGGGTTAGTGAGTATTTTGTATAAGCCATGATTTTCCTTAATTATACTTATTTTGGTTGATTTGCAGTAGATAAAAGTCCTCTAAGGCCAGTTATAGGGACTAATCTAGCCCTAGCATCTGCCTCTGGCATTCGACCTAATGCAATCATATCTTGTAGATTTTGAACCGCATTTAACCGCATTTTAGTAGCTGCTTGTTTTGATGCAAATCCTACTGCTGGGGCTATTACTGCACCAGCAGGGCCAAACATACTTGCGCCAATATATGAGCCAGCGCCAGCAGCAATAACACTACTAGGGCTTAATTTGCCCATCCATTTAAGAACATTTTGCACCTTGCCGCCTTTGGCAGCAGCTTTAATTGCTTCTTGCTCACCAATAGTAAAGAATTTCATATCTTCCGAATCGGCAAGTTTAACTAGTCTTTGTCTTAATGAGTTTTCTATTCCTGATTGAGAATAGTTGCCAGACCGCAATTCTGCGCTTTCTAATAAATCTTCTACAATTTGTGTTTTATTGCTGCGCTTCCATAAATCCCTAGCAGTTTTTAATGAGCCAATTGCTTGAGCAGAATCACCTGCAACAATATCTTTTTTACCAATTGAATCAATATAATCATCAAATCCTTTTAATGATTCTCTAGCAAACTTAGAATTTCTGCCTCCACCAGCTTGTTCATCTCTTATGAATTGTCTAGTTAAGTCTAGTTGCTCTAATGTTTGTGGCTCATCAAAGGTTTTTTGCAGTCTGCGAATGATGGCCATTGCACCGGTATCTACTTCAGGATCAATAATAATTTTACTGGTTACATTATTAACTATTCTATTACCAGCAGCCTCAAGGCTTTCTGGTTTAATAACTGCGCCAGCTTCAGCAGATTTTTTATAAGCTAAAGATGCCTGATCTTTTAATTGGGCAGCAGTTGGTGCTGATTCTGCTTTTCTGCCTCTAATACCCGCAAGGCCGCCAGTAGTAGCACCAGCAGCCATACCAGCCAAAGGACTGCCAGTTGCCTCTGCTACATATTGACCAACAGCAGCAGCAGGAGCAGATATGGCAGTTTGAGTGCCTGGTGCTTCTGCTAATCTTTTAGATACTTCTCTAGTAACTGGGCTTACTGCTTGTGCGCCTAATTTCATAAGCGCTGGTAATTGGGCTAATGTAGAACTAATACCGCCAGCACCAGCCTCAATCATTCTTTCACCTGTGCTTTGTGGCTCTGCTAATCCAGCCCTAGTCAAATATTGCGATGCAACTTGGCTTGGCATTTGCAGTTGGCCAATATTAGTGCCAGCAACTTTGTTAACACCACCAGAAATCATATTAATAAGACTATTTAATGCATCTCCTATGGGAAGTGCCATTGATCCTACTAATGCACCTGGAGGCCCAGCTATAGCACCACCAGCCATAGCGCCTGGTATTGTTTGTGCAGCACCTCTAGTTGCTATTTCACCAACTCTTTGTAAGGTTGATTTTTCTGGAATGTTTGCTTCATCATATAACTTCTTAGAAGCCGCATTAATTTCACTTTCAGACATGGTGTCTGGAAAATCAATTTGCCCAACCTTAGGAATATCAATAATCATTATTCAACCTTATTAGTTACAGGGTTAAATCTTCTTACTCCAGCCGGTGCTGCTGGTTGCTTTGATTGCAATTCAACCTTAGATAATCCAAGTGGTGTTTTGGCACTAGCTGGGATGGCATCAAATCGCTCATTCCATACACTTGCTGATGCTCTAGCAACACTTTCCTCAATAGCTAACTGTTTTCTAAGTGCCTCTGGGCTAAATTTAATTCCACCCAATTTAGCTTTTTCTAAATAATCTCTATCTGCATTAGAAAATCCCTGACCAGCACCTAAACCAGATGCCCTAATAGAATCAAGAACTGCACCAGCCCTATTTGCAAACAATGTCTGTGTGTTTGCTACCATTTCATCTGTGCTTTTTCCAGTTACACCTAATGCTTGTCCTATCCTAGCAATATTAAGTTTCTCATCTGCAAATGCACCAGTAATAAGATTTTTATTATCTAATAACTGTTTTGTTGCTTCAACATTAGCAAGAACTTGTGGGGCTTTTCTTGCAGCTTGATATAAGGTAGCATCATCTTTTGCTAATTGACCAGCTAACTCGCCACCATATCCTTTTTCTGTGCTTAATGAAATATTTGTAGATGGAGTGCCGCTAGAAATAAATTGTGCAAATGTGCCTGGGAAACTGCCACCAGCAGGAGTTTTTGCAAACATAAATTCTTCTACTTTGCCTGGCACTTTTGCTGCTTTTGCAGTTAATTCAGCATACTTAACAGGATCATTTTCTGCTATTAATGCAAGTAGTTGCTCTTGATTTACTGTTTTTGTTTGTGGAAGATTAGGATTAGATAGTAATGCACCAATAGTTTCTGGTGCTGCCATCTCTCCACCAAACTCAGGTCTAGAAAGCATTTCTAGTTGTGATCCTGGTGTTCTTGCCATTGGTGTTAACTGAGGTGTGCTTGTTATTGCACTAGCCATACCTTTTCGCATAGCATCTTCTCTGGCTCGCTTGGCAGTATATTCTTGCAACTGCATACCTGTTAATGCTTGTTTTAATGTGCGATCCATAGACTCATTGTATCCACCAACACCAGCGCCCAATGCTGCACCTAGAGCTTGTCCTGTGCCTACTTTTTTCATTTGTGGGCCAGATAGACCTAAGAGAGCAATAACTCCATTCAACATAGCCTGTTGCTGGGCATTATCTACTAATCTTTTTTGTTGAGCAGCACCAATCGATTCAGAATAGTCTGGCGCTGTACCAAGAAGTTGAGTTATAAAATCATTGTTGCTAAGCGCACCAAAGGGATTTTGAGCCATTTTTTTGTCCTAAAAAAGATTGCGGAGAATTTGTCTTGGGCCTAATAAATCAATAATAGGTCTGTAATCTACTTGCCCTTTTGGTGCATAAAATGATGTAGCAGCAGCAGGTGGGATAACTGTTGGTGGTAATGGGATAGTAGGAAACTTAAATGGTAAAGACTCTGGTACTTTTCCAGGAGTTGTTCCAGGGCCAGTTCCGGGGCCAGTTCCGGGGCCTGTGCCTGGGCCAGTTCCGGGCCCAGTTCCAGGGCCTGTACCATTACCATCACCGCCAGGGCCATTACCAGGCCCAGTACCAGGGCCTGTGCCTGGGCCACCTGTAAGACTATTTAATAAATAACTTAAGCTAGATAAAGGATTAAAACCAGAAACAGAACTTGGAAATAATGAAGGTGAATACCCTAACTCGGCATAGCTTGGGCCTACTTGTGGTGTATAGCCTAAATCTGCATAACTTGGGCCAAATTGTTCTAATGGGGTATTTGCTACACCTCCAAAATCAGTAAGTTGTGGCTTAGTAGTAAATTCCATTGTTACATTAGGTCGACCAACAATTTGCTGCATAAATTCTTCATTAGCATTTGCTCCAAGAACATCTCTAGGTTGATCCATACCTAAAAATCTTCCTGAACCATATGGTTCATTTGGAGTTCCTAGCGGAATAGGTTGTGTTGACCTTTGAATGTCGGCAGCGCGAGCGCTTGCATCGGCTATATATTGATCGCCTTTAGTCCAATCAATAGGCAGAACCTCAGATGCTTGAGCAAGAATTTGATTCTCAGACCCTACAGGTACTTGTATTGTTCCTGTTGGAGTAACAGCAGATAATGTTCCATTTGGGTTTTTAATAAAATAACTATTAGGATCAATACTTGATACTTGAACATCGCCAGGCTGCATTTGATCAAATGGCCCAACCATATTATTTTGTGTAAAAGTTGAAAGCGATTGATTGCCTAATGGTGGTGAGTAACTCAATTCTGCATAAGATGGGCCAAATTGTGGTGTGTATCCTAAGTCTGAATAAGTTGGGCCAAATTGTGGCGAATAACCTAATTCTGCATAAGATGGGCCAAATTGTAAACTAGGTGATGCGCTTAAATAATCTAATGCGCCAGCGCCTAAAGCACCTGTCAATGCACCTGTTAAAGCGCTTGTACCAATATTGCCACCTTCTATTGCGGCTCTAGCGGCATTAGAAACACCACCAGCTAAAGCACCAGCACCAATAGCACCCAAACCAGCAGCAGCACCAGCACCGCCAGTCATTGCTGCTAATGCAGCAAAAGGAATAGCACCACCAATAGCATTGGTTATTTTTGAAAATCCGCTTTCTTCCGATGGCTTCCATAATGCATAGTCTGCACCAAGCCACATATTAGTCATATCACCTTTTTTTGGATCAATGATTAAATTTTGCTTGTTTTGTAGAATTGCTTTTGCAGCTTCTGGACTATTTTGAATATTGTTTACTACCCAACTGTAATCATCTGGATTCTTAGCTAAAATTGTTGAATATTGCGACAACTCTAAAGCATTAGCTGGCCTACCTAAATAGGCTTGAATAGCATTATTAATTGGCTTTCCAAAAGGATTGGCATCACTTACAAGTGGGTTTGCTACAAAGTTGAATGCTTGTTTTGGGTCTGGGTTTGTAGAAAGTTGAGATAAATCTCTATTGCTTGGTTTAAAATATAAATTTTCACCCGATGGAGAAAATCCAGTAGCAAAATATTCATTTGGGGACAAAAAAGCTGGAGCTTGGCTATAGCTTTCATATGGGTTACTAGGTGCAATAGCTGTGCTAATACCTTCTGGAGTATAACCACTAGCAACATAATCTTCTGGAGCTAACCAAGATGGGGCTGTTGCAGCAGCAGCAATTTGATCTGCTAAAGATACAAAGACACCGGGGCTATCACCACTACCACCTGTAAAAGTGCCAGTACCCCATGTTGACGGATCCCAGGAAACTGGGCCATTATAATATTCACCGGCCATATATTATCTTTTTAGCTTTCATAATTTTTTAATAAAGTGTTTTTCATAAAACTCATATCCTAAATCTTCTAATATATAAGAATGATCTTTGTAAGTTTTAGTAGTAAAAACAACCTGATTAGCCCCTTTTTCTTTTAACAGCTTTTCTGTTTCAATAAATAACTTTTTACCTAATCCTCTATTTCTAAACTCTGGTTTTATGTAGCAGAGTTCTTCTCTTGACATAATACAATCAGGATACCGAATACTAGGGAAAATACTAAATACCATATAACCAATTAACTCTGTGTCATTTCTACAAGTTAATACATATAAAAAACCTGACTCTTGTTGTTTAATATAAGCCCCATAATTAGGGTTACATTTAAATCCATATTGCTGAGTTTTATTAACCTCAGTCATATGAGTTTTTAACAACTCATCAAATTCACAAACAAAATCTTTTAATTGTTCTTCTTGGTAAATAAACATTTAACTTAAAACAAGCCTCCTAACAATCCACCAAGAACTGCACCTCCACCTGTAGCAATTTGTGGAGTGTATTGACCAAATGTATCACCTAGCATTTTTCCAGCATAGCTACCTAATAAACCACCTAAACCAGCACCACCTAAGATACCTACAGTTTGATTTGTAGGCATATTTTGGCTTTGTGTTTGTGTGCCATATCCTGCCATTGGCGAACCATAGACAGATGATAGGTATCCAGAAAGTTGTTGATAAGGTAACTGTTGGCCATAAGAGTAGCGCTGCATAGCCTCTTGTAAAGGTTGGTTGGCAATTGCCTCTTGTTGCTGGCCAATCTGAGCTAATGCTTGCGATGGCAGATATTGTGCTGCATACATTGATGGCGCTTGTCCTGCTAACTGAGCCTGACCTAATTGAGCCTGTTGTTGTAGTTGGCGCTCTGCTTGGTACTGTTGACCAGCCATAGTGCCTGTAACATCGCCTAATGCTCTTGTATAGGCTTCTGTTGACTGACCTAGTGCATTGGCCATAGAACCTGAACCATAGCGACCAGACTTAGAATAAAGACTAGCTACACCAGGCAAGATTTGGTTACTAAACTGTTGCTGCAATGGCCGAGTAGCCGCTTCCATCATCTGTTGTTGGTAGGGGTTTTGATTTAAAAACCCACCAGCAGCAGTATTGCCAATTCCAGCTAAAGATTGTTGATAAGCATTCTGACCAGCTTGTAGATTAGCATTTGGTTGCAATGCAATATTCTTCTGCTGCTCCAAAGAAAGCATAGTAGCTTCCGATGGGCTTACATACATTTGACCAGGATAAAGAGATGGGCTATATCCACCCATAAATAGGTTTCTAGCAGCCTCTAGTCCTTGAGCCAAATATGGTTGTATTGTTGGGTCAATTGTCGAGCTTGATGTGGTAGTAGCTGTTGCCATGATTTTCCTTTTATCCTACTATGATATATTTGTAAGTTACACCTGATACTGTGTTTGCTGGATGAGTAATAGTTGCACTACCGCTTGTTTGTGCGCTTACATAAGCACCAGCAAACAGGTTAGTAGTAAATGAATTTGGTGATAAATACTGAATTGTTGCTATAACTGATGGTGTTGCTGGCCTTGTAGGGCTTGTTTGTGCTGCTACATTTGGCATAGCAATTAAGGTGCTTGTTGCCGACCATTTAATCTCTACATAATCATCTTTTGCTAACTCAGTATAAAAATTCAGCGCAGCAACTACATTCCCATAAATGCTTGAGCTTTTTCTTGCTGGTACTGTAAATTCGCTATTAGACTTAGCAATATTTGTACCATTCTTACTAAACCAAATACTGACATTATGCTGTGCATTATCTTGATTTTCTAGCTGTGCGCTAAATTGCAAGTTATACAAACCAGAGTAGCCTACTGTTATCCTTGAACCGCTTACTAAAGACACCCCTAAAGCCATATCAGTAGTATTCAAACCCATTGAGTAAGCAGTTGTAGTGCTTGCTATGGTTTGGGTAGTGCTATCCTGAAATGCGCCATAAGGAAAATAAGCTGCTGCCGATGTCATGCTTGATGGTACTAAAGTAATAACTGAATCTATACCAATTCTTGCATCTGTAAGGGTAGTAGATGTTGCACCGCCAGTAGATAAAGATACAGTACCAGTATTGTTGGTCTTGCCATCCATAATGTTATTAACAACTTCAGCAGTAGCTCGCTGATCTCCACCAAAGGGAGGTAATCGCCTAAACATTATCTACTACCTAATTTATTAATATCCATATCAAACCCTACAACAGATGTCCATGATCCTGTAGGTGTTAATTGTAGACGATGATAGCGCCCAATGCTTCTTAAAGCGATGCGATTTTCTGCATCTGCCGCAGTTTGTGATGTATAGGTAATTGTTTCATTTAACAGCCTTCTGGTAGCAATTCCCATCGATGCTGAACCATTATCTACAGTTGGCTTTAGCATAGTTACACTAGATGTAGAACCAGACATTTCTAAATCGCCAGTTTCTAATGTAGCTGTAGCATTTGCACCGGTAAATGTAACAATTTTTGCATCATGCACACCAGCTAACTGTAACTTACCGCCTAACCAAAGTCGGCTATCAAAGGAAGTAAGAATGGTATCTAAATTACCATATACATCCATACCCTCAAGGGTTACTGCTGGTGTTGATGCGCTTGCAATCCTACTTACATCGGTTGTGCCACTTGTCCATTTTTGTGTCTGATAATTGTAGATAATTAGTTTATCTGGTGTTG